CTAGAGTTCTGGGCTATAACTTTATTATTATGTTTAATTTTTTGGATGGAGAGTAAGAAATGAAAGTAGATGTTAACGACAGGTTATTCAGCCAACTTAAAAGACAGAACCAAGTTCAATGCCAGAGATGTCTGCGGGAATTTAAAGTTTTACAAACTTGTCATATCTTTAGTAGAAAATATTATAGTACAAGATTCGACCCGCTCAATGCTATAGTTTTAGATTTTTCGTGCCATCAATGGTTTGATACTCACAAGATGCAAGTTTGCTTATTCGATGCGAGTAAGCGTGTATTTGATGGGCGAGATGAATCCTTTCATTTTCTTGTAGAACGATTGGGGTATACATGGGATGGGTTGTTAAGGTTATATCGTAAATCACAAGAGCCGTTCAGAGGGTATAAGCAAAAGAAAAAGGAAATAGCTAAACATCTTAAACAATTAATCGAACAGGAGGTGTAAGATGTCAGGTGGAATGGGACATGATTACGAGGGGCAGTTCAAGAGGGATGTTATTAGAAATAGGAAGATAGATATTGTTAAGGAGACTATATTACGATGTAATTCAAGTATAAATGATATGTGCAAAGAGATAGTAATTGCATTGGAGGAGCAATGCGAAAGTTAAGAAGCTTAAATATCGGCGGGCATAAAATTAAAATAATATATAAAGATAAACTCTTTGACGAAAAGAACAAGAAGATTGAGCTTTTAGGGTTAGCTGACGTTGATAATCTTAGAATTTATATACAGAATGGGTTGCCAGAGAGCAGATTTGTTGAGGTTATGTTACACGAATGTCTCCATGTTATCGCAAGTATCTACGATTTGAATATGAACGAACGTCAAATAAACACTCTGGGAGTTGAGGTGATGAAACTCATCCGAAGTAATAAAATAGATTTACTTACTAAGGGGGAGTGATGAAAACAGAAGGATTCTTTACAGCACATAGATACGAGATAACGATACCGGAGTGGAGACAAAAGCCTATTTATCTTATTCCGATAGGGGATGTTCATTATGGGACGGAGAATTTTCATCAAGGTAAATGGGACGAGTTTTGCGAGTGGGCTAAAGATAGGAAAGATTGCTGGTATTTACTCATGGGAGATATGATAGATTATATGTCATCATCGGAAAGAAATTATGTTAAGATTTCAGATTTTCATGAGCAGACGAGAAAAGAGTTAGAAACCGTATCAGACGGAAAGGTAAGAGCGTTTTGCGAATCAGCTAGTTTTCTAAAAGGTAGAACGATTGGAGTATTAGGTGGAAATCATTACTTCCAGTATCAAAGTGGAATGACTTCAACGGATAAGATATGTGAATACTTTCAATGTAGAAATCTAGGTGTAGCTTCAATGATAAGATTAATAGTCAAAGACGCAAATATAAGTAAACGTTCAAAGGCTCATTCAGCTAAGATAGATATATATGCCCACCATGGCGAAGGCGGGGGGAGGACAGTTGGGACAAGTTTAAATAAACTAGAGCGGTCAATGAAAGGAATTGAAGCGGATTTATATATACAAGGCCACGACCATAAGAAAGCTGTGGCTACTAAGAGCCGGATAGCATTAACGGATTCAAAGCATTCGCTTAGACTTATTCAAAAGAAAATACATTTAATTAGGGCTGGTGGATTTCTGAGGGGATTCGTGGATGGTAAACAAAGTTATATCGCAGAAGGAAACTATAATCCCACGGACTTAGGATTAATTAAGATTATATTAACGCCGAAACGAGATAAGTTAAAGACTAGATATATTGATGTTCATTGTTCGGTATAAGATATTAAATTAATATTATTAAGGAGGCAATATGAGAGACCCTAAGAGAATAAAGAGAATTTGTAAATTAATAGAAAAGAAATGGAGTTTAGTCCCCGACCAAAGATTAGGACAGTTTTTAGAAAACTATGTTTTTGATTGCAAGTGTATTTTTAATCAAGAAGATAATATAACCGAAGCATTTCTAAAGGAAATAGAATAATGACTTATTCACAAGATGGGCATAGGATAGAACCAGATTGTAACCACCAGTTTATTGGTGGTGTTTGCATTGTTTGTTCGGAGAAGGATTGGTTGGTTGAGATAATACACTCTAAGAGAGAACATGATTCAAGTTTAGAGTTTGAAGAAACACTTGCCAAAGCCATACGCAAAGAGTTGTTGAGTAGGTTGCCTGAAGAATTAGAACATTCGGTAACTTGTCTATATGTAAGAGAGCCAAGATATTTTAATAATCCATCTAAAGAAAAGTATTGTAGTTGTGGTTCTTATGATGTTAATGACACAATTAAACAAGTCAGGGAGGTAATAGAATGAAGTATGTAGGACTTGTAGTGTACATTGAACCATTTAGCTTTTGGTGGTCAGAATTTTTAATAAAGAATGGATAACTCTTGGTGTGGCTAGTGGCGTGGTAGCCTGATGCTAAAAAGCGGAAAGTTAAATCGTGCTTGATGTGACGACTATACAGCACCAACTTGAGTTATGTATTGCAGCCAACTGCCTAGCCACCCAGAGCAAAGAATAACGGGGGGTAGTGGAACACCAATATTAATTCTAGAACAAAATATTGGCTAGTAAACGATATATAATGTTGGTGAAAATCCAACCCCCCTGACCAGAGCAAAGGAGAGAAGATGAGTGCTTTATTTATAGCCGAAGATTTAATATGCGAATTTGCTAACAGAGAAGATATTGGCATTGAAACATTCAAATGTATATACGACCAAATAATGGCTAACTATTATGGTTTTGTTGATGATGAATGGTTTTAGGTGGTGCGTCTTTCCCCTGAGTGCGGAGCAGGATTGCGTTAAATGACAAAGAAATTATCCGTAATAGTTTCGGATAGTCAGCCACCCAAGACAAAGGAGAGAAGATGAAAAGCATAGAGGAACTGGCGAAGGAATTAGAACAAGATGTTTTCTGGAAATATGAGAAATATAACCCAGAAGTACAACATAAGGTCTGCATGGTATCAGGGGGCGGACTAGCAATAGAAGTTGCTCGTTATGTCCGCAAGCTAATCATAGAGGGGAAGATTAAGGAAATATCTAAATGGGCAAATGATTTATCTGGGAGTAGCACTAGGATTACTATTATTGAATTACTTGAACGCCTCACCGAATTGAAAAAGGAGTTGAGCGAATGAAAGCCAAGCTAGAAAAGAAATTACTTAAAAAGTATCCCAAGATATTCAGGCAAAAAGGATTAAGCCCTCAAGAAACCTGTATGTGTTGGGGAATAGACACGGGAGATGGTTGGTATTGGCTTATAGACAATCTTTGTTCCAGTCTTCAATGGGACATAGACCATAACGGCTTCCCTCAGATTGAAGCTACGCAAGTTAAAGAGAAGTTTGGGGGGTTACGCTGGTATTATATCATATCAGGAACAAAAGAAGGTAAAGATTTGGCTAATAAGTGTGGAACACAAAGGGGAATGGTTACTTTGGCTGAGTTTATGAGCAATAGTATTTGTGAGGAATGTGGTTCAACTAAAGATGTAACACAGACTAAAGGCTGGATTTCTACTCTGTGTAAAACATGTATGAAGGAGAGAAATGAAAATAACAATAGAACATGAAGGCACAAAGGCAACGGTTGAAGATAATGATATAGTTGATATTACTCAGGCTTTTCAACTAGTCAAACAAGCCTTGATGGGGATTGGGTTTCATCCAGACAACATTAATGATTGTCTAGAAGAGGAGTTGAGATAGTGAAACGATTAACTAGAACCCAGATTGATAGATTAAAGCCTTATTGGAAACAGAAGGAACAATGTACAGACAAATACTTTGCATCTTTGTGTAAGATTGAAACGTCTATGAGTAAGGAGTTGGGGATAAAGGGGATGGAGTTCGTCTGGTGCGATAACTATATTTGTGGAATAGGCGACGAAGATAGGACAATTAAGCTAGTGCCTGACCATCAATTGGAGATAAGATAATGAGAGTTGAGATTAAAGATAATGTTAATCGGAAAGAAATAACTGAACAAATAGAGTTTGACGCTGGAGGGTTAGGGTTTAACTGCCCAGCGTTAGTAACGGAGTACTTAAAGCAAGAGTTTAATATAGACACAAGGTGTTTACAAATAAAATGACGCCTGAAGAGTATTACAAGAAACTAGATGCAAAGTATGAGTTCATAAGAAAGCAACCTGCTATAGACGCAAAAGCTTTAAAGAGTATCGCTCACCTTAAAAAAGAAATTCAAGATATTAAGAGTGGCGAAGTATTAAAACAACTCCCGCTAAACAAACTTCCAAAGCTTAAATGGGGTGAATTTATTGTTAAAAGAATAAAACTCAGAGGGAAAAGAATAAGATTTAGAAAAAAGAAAAAATAATTGTTTACAAATCCGCTTTTATATGTATAGTATATTATATAGAGGGTAATTTAAGCCCGGTTCCAGAATCTACAAGTCAGACAGATAAAAAAGAGATTCTTACTAGGCAATCGGGCTTTTAATATATGCAACCAACACCACAAATAAACCAGCAAGTCGGGAAATTCTTTAGTAGACCATTAAGTCCCGAAGAAAAACTAACCCAGAAGCAACGCAAGAAACTTAAAGCGCATTTTAAGAAGTTTAGACTAAAGGATTTAACATCACATGGATTGTCCTAAGTGACGCATAAAGATTGGGTAAAAAGTATTACGCATGAGTGTCCTGAGTGCGGAGAAGAAACAATCTTCGCATATTGTACTTATAAATGTGGGTATGAAGCCACAGCAAGATTAGCAGAGCAAAAGGATATAAATGCCAGCAGGTAGACCACTCAAATTCGAAACACCAGAAGAGATAGAGAACTTAGCTACCACATATTTCAAGAAATGTGACGCAAAGAAACAATTCTATACTATTACAGGATTGGCGTTAGCTCTTGATACTGATAGAGTTACGTTATGTGAATATGCAAAACGCCCAGAATTTACTAACACTATAAAAAAGATTAAGAATAAAGTAATAGCTCAGGTAGAGTTATTGACTCTAAATAAAGGTCATTCGGGAGCTATATTTTGGATGAAGAACTTTGGATGGACAGATAAACAAGAGATACATCATTCAACGGATATGGATTTAAAAGCGTTATTGGGAAATACTAATCAGAAAGACTGATGAACGACCAAGAAGTATTTACAGCACTACAGAATAAGTTTAAAGAAAAGCAAGACGACCCGGTAGAATTAGGTCGCTGGCTCTTTGACAGTAAGTATTGGGATAAGCAAGAAGAGATAATGCGGTCAGTATGGAAGCATAAGAAAACAGCGGTGAAGTCGTGTAATTCAGGTGGGAAGAGTAGAATAAGTGCCGAGATAGCATTACTGTTCTTATTAAGGTTTAGACCGAGCAGGGTGATAACAACTGCGCCAACGTTTACACAGGTTGAAGAAATCTTGTGGAAAGAGATACATTCGTTATATCATAAGTCTAGAATACCATTCAACGGGCATTTAACATCAACAGAGTTAGACATGGGAATAACAGACGGACATCCTTGGCAGATGATAGGAATAAGCACGAACGAAGAGAATCGGATGCAAGGTTTTAAGTCTCCGCATTTGTTAGTAATAATGGATGAGGCTCTTGGAATAGATTCAATAATATGGCGAGCGATTGAAGGTTTATTACCGTTTAGAGTGTTAGCGATAGGAAATCCATTAGACCCGGTTGGAGACTTCTTTAATTGTTTTCAGAACGACCAATGGAATTGTATACAGATAGATGGTAACGAGTGTGTAGAGTGGCAAGAGAAGCACGGTAAGATTCCTGGATTAATTACGAGAGAGTGGATAGAAGAACGTAAAGACGAATGGGGCGAGAAGAGCCCAGAGTATCAAGCTAGAATATTAGGAGAGTTCCCACAGAGTTCTGAGGACGCTGTAATCAAGCGTGAGTGGGTTGAGGCTGCACGTTTGAAGGAACCAGAGCATGATGAGTTCGCACATAGAGTTGAAGCGTGTGACGTAGCAAGTAAGCATGGAAAGAACAGTACAGTATTCACAGAGCGTACAGGTAATACATTCTTTAGATGTCAAGCAATTAGGGATATAGGTATTTTAGCGGCAGGTGATAAGTTAGCAAGAGACTACGGAACGAAGAAAGTCGATACGATAATATTTGATTCGGATGGTATGGGTGAGGGATTAGATGAGTATATGCAGCGTAAACATATCCCGTTCTTAGCGTTTCACGGTGGGCATGGATATAAAGCGTTAGAAGATAAGAAGTTCAAGAATCTAAGAACACAGTTTTATTGTATACTCGCAAAGAAGCTTGAGAAGGGATTAATCAGTTTCAAGAACTTACCGCAGAAAGAGTATGATATACTTAAAAATCAGTTATGTTGTATAAACTATAAGCCGTGTGACCCATTGGGAAGAATACGAATCGAGACAAAAGAAGATTTACACGCAAGACAGATAGCAAGTCCTGATTCGGCTGATAGCTGTATGATGAGTGAGTACGCAATATGGATGAGTAAGTTCGGGGACATGAGGGGCTACAGCTACCGTTGAAACACATCGGTGATGTAGTAAGCCTTGAGTGGATTAAGGCACATGGAGTTAAAGGATATAACTTGAGAGACGAACGACCCAGAATATTTGAAGATGAAGTACCGAGACCAGATTGTAAGAAGCTATTATATTTAAGATTAAGAGCGAAGCGTTGTCGAACAAAGTGTAGAGAAAGCTAGACAGATTACGCTTTGGACTAGAAGATTATCAGTTTATAGACATATTTAAGATTAAGAGCGAGACGAAACCTTAAAGAAAGGTAAAACATGAGTAAGATAATACCGTTTGGTGACAGGATATTAGTAAAACGCAGGATAGTGGGTGATAAGCTCGGTAAAGAAGGATTAATAATCGCAGTAGAAACAACAGCAGAGAGGCAGACAGATTTAGCAGATGTAATATATGTATCGGACCATTCGTTCTGTGATAAGCATTTGATAGACAACTCTGAGAGTATCGTTGCGTCGCTTACGAAAGAAGCTAAAGAGGGTAATGCAGAAGCGTTAAAAGCCGTAATAAACTTCAATGAGTATTTAAAGCGTAAGTCGGTACAGCCTGGAGACAGGGTAATGATAAGCCAGTATGTAGGTGTTACGTTTCATGATAATCAAGGTGGCGGGAATTTAACATTAGTATCAACGAGTGATATTATAGGAGTTGTCGATGAGTGATAACGGAAAACTAAAGCAAGAAAAGATTTTACTTAAAGTCAGCTTAGTAGATGGCAAGATGGCTGTAACGTTTGGAGCGTTCAATGCGGCGTTAATCTCCCATGCGTTTATTGAAGCGCTATCTAAGTGGCAAGAAGAATTGGCGTTAAGGAAGCTAGAAAAAGAAATGGAGAGTCAACCCGCTATAGTTATTCCAGACAATGTAATGAAGAATATAAGAAGGAGATAAACGTGGCAGAGTTTAAAGACAGTCCCAACAACCGCACACCCGATAAAGATATAATTAAAGAAATTGAAGTAGATAATGAAAAGCAGTATCTTAAAGAACTCAAGAAACGTAACGAAGGTTTCTTAGTTGAGAATCTAAGCATCTTAGAACGGGAAAGAATCGCACAGTATATAGTTGATAGGTTCAACGATGTTAAGACTAAGCATAACGATATCTGCGATAAGATGGATGAGAACGACGAAGTGTTCAGGATGCAACGTGCGGAGGTTAAAGGAAGCGATGGAGAGTTACCTAATTATCGTTCACCTTTATCTACGGTATCGGTTGAAGTCGTTCATAGTAATTATATGAATGTATTCTTCACACCTAAAGATTTAGGGAGAGTGTTGCCAACCGAAGAAGGTGATATAGATAAGGTCGATAAACTCACAACATTTATGAATTGGAGTGCGAGAGAAGAGCTAGAGATGTTTGAAAACATTGACAGGCTTTTTCATAACTCCACAAAGAACGGAGAAGCCCCGTATTTAATGCATTGGGTAAAAGAGTATGGTACACAGATTAAACGTAAGATAATTCCTAATCCCTCAGACCCTAGCCAACCGATGTACGATATCGAGACAAAAGAACCAATCTTTCAAGAAGTTGAGGAAGAGGTTTTAATATATAACGGTCCTAAGTTAGTTCCGTTCTCAAGGAAAGACTATTACCAGCCTAAGAACGCAGTAATGGGCAAGACTCCAGAGTGGGAGATGATGAGAACCAGGTTAACGTATGACGAGTATCTAAGAGACCAGTTAGCGGGCAAGATGTACCCTGGAACTATTCAAGAGATTAAAGATTGGGGAAGCGAACAGACAAGTGATACAAAGATGTTCGACTTTGATGGCGATACGATACCAGCGGGTAAGTGGGAGAAACAGTTTGTAACGTTCTTCGGTAGGCTTCGTATCAGAATGATAAAGACAGACGCAGACGACCAAGAGACGATTAAGATGGAAGAATTAGAAGATGAGTTTATAGCTATAGTAAACATAGAGTCTAATGTATTGTGTCAGTTAAGACGTAACAAGTTCCCAATGAAGCAGAGACCAATAGGGATGGATTATTTCATGCCTGATGATGAAGGGCGTAGAGCGGCGTTAGGTATAGTAGAGTTTATGAAGAGTTTACAAACGGGCTACGATGCGTTATATAATCAGTTCGTGTTAGCAACAGTAAACTCTAACAATCCGATAGGTTTCTTTGAGCCGGTAGGTAATATGCGAGATGAGAAGATAAAGCTACAGAACGGATTTATGTATCCTACTTCTAATGCGAGTGGAGTCAAGCTATTCCAATGGCCGGCACCTAACGCTTCGCTACAGACGATGTTACAGATAATCAATACATGGGCGCAGTTATTGTTTGGGATATCAGATTTTCAGGCGGGGATAGATTCAAGAACTGACCCAGATGCTCCGGCTAAGAAAACGGAGATAGTAGTTCAGCAGGGTAATGTAAGGATGAACGCTATCATCAAGCGTAAGAATAAGACTATTAAGGATATACTGAAGAGGTGGTTTTTGTTATATCAAGACAATATGCCACCCAACAAGTTTATGAGAATAACGGGAGACCAAGATAATATATTTAGGTTTAATAATATTACTCTTGACGATTTTTCACTTAATTCACTTCCTGATTTCGAGATGGTGGGTAATATACTTAATGTTAATAAGAGCTTAGAGATTAACAAGGCGATAGGAACGTATCAGTTATTGATACAGAATCCGTTCTTTAGTCCGCAGACGCAACCAGGAATCAAAGCGTTGTTTAATTTAACTAAATGGTTAATTGATAAGTTAGACGAAGTAGGGTTAAGTGCTTTCTTGCCTAACGCTCCACAGGATAATGTACGGACGCCGGAAGAAGAGAACGCTAGGTTCTTGCAGGGAGAGACTGGAACTCCGGGTGAAGGTGAGGACCATCTTAATCATATTAAAGTGCACAGAGTATTATTAGGCGACCCCAATATCCCGGAAGAGATAAAAGTTAATGTAATACAGCATATAAACGAAACTGTAAAGATGATGCAGCAAGAGAGAGTACAGCAATTAGCAACGGCACAGCAACCTCAACAAGGAGGTCAAGATGCGGGACAAGGAGTATTACAGCCAGGTGGACAAGGACAAGGAGGAGGAGGAGGTCAAGGCCCGCAGGGAGCGTCTCCAGGAGTGGTTCAAGGGCAACCCGCAGGAGTGGTGTGATTTAGTTGAAGAGATGAATTTATGCGCCAAGAACACAATGAGTAAGTTAAGGTCGTTAGATTGCGGGTCAAGAGATTATTACGCAGGGAAGTGCGGGGGAATACAAGAAGTAACTTGTTTAGATAATATGGTAAAGTATGGCAAATGATACAGATTCGGAAGTTAGATAATGGCTCGTAAACGTAAAAAGAAAAAGAGATATTAATGGACGTTTTAATTGAGAAATATCTAGATGTAGTTCGTAAAGATTTAGAGACGTTGAGAGATACACAGTTCACGGGTAATATAGAGTTCAAGATAAATTTGCGAGAAGGCGGGATAGCTAATATGAATTGCGGTAAGTACAAGTCGGTTAAGTTGGATGGTTAGTTCTTTTAAAATAGAGAGGTTCGTTACCAAGGTTGAAAGCCCTTTACCAAGATTAGAAACTTGGGAGTTTAATACGTTAGTGGTTAAGGCTTAGCAATGATTCTGTAATGCCGACACACAAAAAGCGGCCTAATCAGCCCACCTCTCTGAAAGATATAGCTATTTGAGATAGCTTTAAAACAAGGCCCTCAAGGTACAGAATAGACAATGATTCTGTATACTTGGGGGTTTTTTATTAGGAGGTGGAGATGGCAACAATAAGAATAATGAAAAGAAAGACTCCGATTAAAGATAAGGAGATTAAAGGTAAATCTAAACGAAAAGGAGGGAGACCGTAATGGTAAGAGGTAAGGCTAATAAGGTTATTAAGAAAAAGATTCTATCACCAAAAAAGTCTACGAAGAAGAAACAGCGTTATGTAGCTAAAAGAAACGTAGTAAGGTTATCAGCAGAAGGATGGAAGATAATAGGGTCGGATAAAAGCTCATCGGACTTAATTCTGATGGAAAAATAAAGGAGAACACAATGGGAGACACGCAAAACCAAACCACGGTTACGGATGAACAGATTGATACACAGATTACAGAGTTAAACGAAAAGACGGATAGGACAGATGAAGATAGTAGTAAGTTAGAAGGTTTAAAGAGCGAGAAGCAGACAAGGTATCAGAAGAGGATTAACGAGTTATCGTGGCGTTCAAAGAACGCACAGGAAGAACTTGATAAAGAACGTGAGAGGACAAAAGAACTTGAGACACAGTTATCCGAGAAAGATAACGCTGCCCCGGTACGAACAACGGATGATACTATTATGATAAACAACGTTAGACATTACACAGATTCGGCTTTACTTTCAAAGGTTAAATCCGGAGAGATGTCAGATGACGAGGCATTTAAGCTACAGCAATCAAGGTTAAAAGAAGAAGCTGCTGATATGGCTTATCAACGCATCACAAAAGAGAATAAAGAAAAAGATTTTAAAACAACTCAGGATTCGGATAGGGCGAAGGTGTTGTCAGAACATCCCAACTTTAATACCAGGCATCCTGACCACAACCCTAACGACCCGTTGTATAAAGAGGTTAACAGAATTTATATGAATGGATATTATGCAAAGCCAGATGGTTTAAGTTTAGCTATCACCGATGCTAAGAGAATGTTAGGAATAACGAGCGGGAGGGTAGACAACACGAACAACTTAAATTTACACTCGCCGGGCGCACCAGAGTCAAATGATAAGAAAGGCGAGATAACCATAACGGATGCAGATAAAGAGTTTGCCACGAGAATGTACCGTGACAAGCTTAATCCGAGAACTGGGCGAAACTACACGGAAACAGAGTCAGTCGAGAAGTATCGCCAAGCACTAGAAAAGAGGAGGGCATAATGGAAAGCGAAAACAAAGCTCCAGTAGCAAAGAAAGCCAAATCATGTGGTTCGTCACTAAATACTTTTAGTGAGCCATCTGAAAAAATTAACGAAGTTAAAACTTCGGAAGTAGCACCAGAAAAAACACCAGAGTTAAAAGAACTTCCTAGTCTTAATGTTGACACTAAAGATGAGTACAACATTGAAGTTATAATGGATTACGATGGGAAAGTTGACCCTTTTTATTTAAGTAAGAAGGATGAAGAATATGAGTATCGCTTTATAAGAGCGGATGATAAGAACCTGTCTATAAAGACTGGAAATCTCCTTTTTCAAAAAGGTGGATGGCAGATAGTACCAAGAGACCATTTAGTTAAGTTAGGTATTCAAGAGCGGTATTACGGCAAAGATGGGATTTATAGAGTCGGAGATACTGTATTAGCAAGGATGCCTAAAGAGCTATGGTTAAAGAAACGCAGTTACAAGCGGAAACAGAATCAAGATAAAATGACCTATATTCATGAACGGAGAGACAAAGGAATACCCAACGACCCAGAGTTAACAGGGGTTGGACATCCGAATATGAAAGGGTTACAAACAGCAGACGATTTAGGGTTAAAATAAGGAGAATTAAATGGCAAATCGAGATACCCCACAAGGTTTCTCTCCAGTTAGAATGTTAGATGGTTCTGAAGTTCCTTCTATGTGGTACCCAGTAGATAGCGGGAATGGAACAAATCTATTCGTTGGAGATGCCGTAGAGATAGCAGCCGCAGGGTCAGTTCAGAAGATAGCAACATCAGGAACTAATCCTACGAGAGTAATAGGTGTTATCACAGCACTTCAGGATTCAGATGAAGTTCCAATCGGACATCCTAACAGTTCACAGTCAACGAAGTATCTGCCTTCATCAACGGCTGGTTTCGCTAAGATAGCTTTAGCGTTACCTACAGCGTTGTTTAAGATACAGTCAGATACAGGTACGACACTTACATCGAGCAACAGGTTTAACATGGCTGATATTGTAATAACTGCAGGTGATACAACTACTTCACGTTCACGACATGAGGTAGATTCATCTGCACTTAGTGCAAGTACAGCACAACTTTTAGTTATGGATAAAGTTGATGAACCTGGAAATACTTGGAGTGAGCATACAGACTTGTTAGTAATCTTTAACGAATCAATCTTCAACGGTGGCGTTGCGGGCATATAAAGAGCTAAAGGAGAATTAAATGGCTAATGTTACAACTAGAACACAAATAGTTGATGCTCTTGACGCTAACTTGAATGAAATGTTTCAAGATGGTTTAACAAGTTGGGGAGAAGAGTACACTAAGTTTATGAATGTAGAAACCTCTGATAAACAGTCAGAGAAAGATTCTTACGAATCGGGTTTTGTGACTATGCCTGAGAAAGGTGAAGGAGTTGCAGCGTCATACGATGCTATCCTTCCAGGTATTTCAAAGAATTATGTTCACAAGACATACGCGCTTGGTTACGAGTTAACTGAGGAAGCGGTTGAGGATAACCTAAGAACGCCAGAAACGTTCGCTAAGCTACCTCAAGCTTTATCAAGAAGTGCTATTGAAACTGTAGAGACAGAAGCAGCTAACGTTATCAACACAGGTTTAGATGGTACAGTAACAGGGTTTGACGGAGTTGCATTGTTTAACACGGCACATCCTAATCTTGATGGAAGCACACAATCCAATACACCTTCAACACAAGCTGACTTGTCAGTAACTTCTTTAACTGCTGGTTTAACAGCGATTGAGAAGTATGTTGATGAAAAAGGATTAAAGAGACCTACAAAAGCGGTTATGCTTTTAGTTCCAGTTGATTTATGGAACGTAGCAGAAGAGCTTTTAGGGTCAGAATATAAACCATACGTCGCCAACAACGAAGTCAATGCATTTAGAAAGAAAGACTTACAGTATTTCGTAGGTCACTATCTAACAGATACAGACGCATGGGTATTATTGTCAGAGAAAGAAAACCATAAGTTAAAATTCTTCTGGAGAGTTAGACTAGGTGCTTTAAAACGTGGTAACGATTTTGATACCACTAATTTAAAACATCTATCTCGCATGAGATTCTCTACAGGATATTCTCATTGGATGGGAACTTATGGGTCACAAGGTGCATAATTGAGAGGAGACAATATGAACAAGAGAATCGCTGTTGTATGTTCAGCAGTATTACTTGTGGCGACTCTCTGTTATGCTCAGGTCGCAAGGGAGCCAGTATTCCCGACAGAGACTTTACGTACGAATACATCGAATCTAGGTCTTACTGGTTTGAATACGACTGGTAATCCTGGGTTCATTATGATGCGAGGAGTAGGTCAAGGTCCGACAGGAGGAGTAGAAACAGATACAACCACGAATTATATTTTGTGGATTGATGAATCTGGAGACCTTTGTTTAGCATCACACACAACAATTAGTGCTTATTCTAGTTATCCTACGGGTGACTGGGGAGCTACTAATATGGAAGCAGCTTGTACTGTAGTAGGCGGCCAAAGTTGACACAAGTATCATCGGGGGTGGTGTAAAAGCCACCCTCTTTTATGGGGGATAGAATAAAATGAAAAGCATTTTTCTATTAGTAGTAACAGGAATAGTAGCAATCCCTTTGTTGGGAGCGATTCCGATGAGGGGAGCGGATGTTTGGTATATCCATTGGATATCGTTATTTTCATTTTCATGTGTAGGAGTATTTCTTGTTCTTTGGAATTTTCATTTCTTATATACGTTGTTAGGTATTTATTGTGTGTATAACATGGTTTTCGTAGCGAAGCAGTATCCTACGTCGATAGTAATGTTAGTTCAGGTGATGTTTTCGTTTCTAAGTATTTACGCTATAAGTAAGTTCACTAAGAAGCAGAGGAAGGTAATACTTTGGGCGATTGTAGTAGCGGCAGGGATACAATGTTTCTGGGTTATCTTACAATACTTTAACTTAGACCCGATATTTAGTTATACGAAAGACATGACCTTAGACGACACAGTAGGGTTCGTAGGAAGCCATAACCAGATAGGCGTGTTCTTTGCGGTAGTAAGCCCTGTGGTTATGGGGGTATGTCCTTGGTTAATACCCTTTGTTATTTTCGGATTATGGTGTTCAACAACGACATCAACGTGGATAGCGTTCTTAATAGCTAACGGATATCTTTTGTATAGTATGCCATGTAAGATAAATAAACGCTTAAGGCGTAGTCTACTAGGTGTTATCGTTTTAATTATGGCTGTTTGTTCGTTAATCTTCTTTAGTAAGTTCGAGAACTTATCTTATGTCGCAGTAAAAGAAAGAATAGATTTAGTTAAGAATACGATTAGGGACGTTAATGATGGCGAGATTGTATTAGATTTTGTTAAGTATAAGAAATCAATTAAGTGTAATCCGATGTTAGGGTACGGGTTGGGAAACTTTAAAAGGTTCTCACCGATGTCGCAATACGAGTTCTTATATCAGAGTAGGCAGAACACTCATGTTTACGCACACGCACATAATGATTACGCAGAAGCATATTTTGATTTAGGTATAATAGGTTGGTTGTTAATACTGCTTATTATTATAGATTTGTTTTATAAGTTCATAATATTTGATAAGTCAAAAGAGCTGATAATATATTTTTCTTGTATCGTAGCACAGATGGTAAGTGCGTTAGGAGTTTTCACGATACATACAGCGGTTTCGGGGATGTTGTTAATTATATCATTAGGTTTATTTTACGGGGAGTGGAGGAAGATAAATGGGTAGAGGAAGCAAAATTAGAAGTAGAGGATTACCACCGTGGCACAAAGGAAAATTAATCAGGGATGACATCACTGGGACGTGGGAAGGTTCTCGTTCAGGTAAGATATTAAGACAACGAGGATTGAATGTAACCAAAGAATCGTTTGATTATATAACAGACGAGCAACGAGCAGAGTTAGAGAGAGACAGATTGAATAGATAAAGGAGAAGTTTTGTCTAGAGTTGATACATCATTACTTGAAAAACCTAAGACGGATATAGGTGGGTTACTCTCTCGTAGCGGGTTAGGGCAGATATTAAGTCAGCTCGATAATCAGCAGGGCGGGATAGGGCAAGCGTTATCGTCAGGTGGTGGTAATGCGATAGGAACGCTTTTAAAGATAGCTTCGGCTAATAAGATAGCGTTACTTTCTAGGTTGTTAGAAGGAAGAAGGCAACAAGCGATACAATCTCAGATACCTTTTGCACAAGGTATGATGAGTCCTATTAACTTTAATATATTAAATCCTTTCGGACAAGTAGGGGCGATGAGGGCGCCGCAGTTACCACCGTTAGGGGGAACACCACAAGAAGCACCATTACCAGAGTTACAAGGACCGAGGGCAGTACCGCAGGGTGAGGTTAGGTTAGAGACTCCGTTACCACAGGCGTTACCAGAGTTACAGGGACCGATAGTGACACCACAGGGGGAAGTTAGGCTAGAGACCCCGATACCACAGCAGGATAGTGGTGTTGTTTTTAGTGAGGGTGGGGAGATAACACCAAAGACAGTAGATGAGGCAATTAAGAATGTAAATAAAGATATAAACCCAGATAGTTTTACACCTCCGAGTGAGTTATGGGAAAAAGAGTTTCCAGCAGAAGATAAGATTGTTAGAAGAGGCAACAGCTTAGGAATCCAAGGACTAAATTCACGAGAAGAACAGATAGAATTTGTTAATTTGAGTGATAAGAAGAAGGTTTTTTTAGGAGAAGTTGATAAGATTCATAACCGAAGAATGAAGGCTAGACGAAAGAAAGACTTAGCCCAACCCCAAGAGGGTGGGGAGATAGCGAAAGAACCATTCTTCACAAAGACCGAGAAAGCTATTAAGGGCTTAAAACAGAATACGCTAACGAGTCAGCAAGCGAAAGCACAGATAGTAAAGTTCGGGAAGAAAGCTGATATAGAAGAGGGTAAGTTAGATAGTTTCTTGGCGAGTAAAGGTAAGTTCACGAAGCAAGAGTTACTGGATTTCGTGAAAGAGAATAAGAACACGTTTGAGGTATCAATACTTGGTAACGACCCAAAGTTAGTAGAAGCAACACCAAAGATAAGTAAATTACATACAATAGTTACCAATAGAACTGGTAGACAAGATATTGATAATATAGTTACGAAAGCAATTAATCTTGAACTTTCTGAACAGGAAGAAGATGAACTTCTTGGAGAACAAGGAAAACAATTACTCGATGATATTATTGAAACCCAGGCAGGAACAGCAGAACAATTAAGAGCAAGAGGTTTTACTGGAAAACCTACTAAATGGCAACAATACCAACTCCCAGGAGGGGAGAACTATCAGGAGTTGAAGTTTAAGGTGCCAGTTAAAGAAGAAATATCGGAAGAACAAATATTGGAGGATGAAAAAATTAGATTAAAGGAATTAATGGAAAGATTTAAAGATAAAGGAGAGATTCATAAAAAGATATTTAAAGCTCAATTAGATTTATTAGAAAAAGAAGGAGTTGGTGGTCTCACTAGAGAGCAGATAGAACATTTCAGAAATCAACAACAATTCAAATCCCACGCCTTTGACGAACCTAATGTATTTTCTTGGTTAAGAGTAAACGATAGAACTTCGAGCGAAGGAGATAAGGTTTTATTCGTTGAAGAGATGCAGAAGATAAACTCTAATGTAGATGACGTAACAGACGAGCAGTTAAAGTCTTTACCTAAGTTTGCTACGAATAACAATACAGAGTTTATGGTGAAGCAAATGGTAAAGAAAGCGATAGATGACGGGAAAGATGTCGTAGCGTGGACAAGCGGAGAGCAACAAGCCGATAGGTTTGATTTGAGTAAGCAAGTAGACAGGATGGAGTGGGTTACTCAATCAACAACGAGAAACAAGATTTTAAACATTTTTAGGGAAAAAGCTGATATTGAACCTATGTTAAAGCTTTCTATTGATAGTGATGGAAAAATTGTAAATACTTTGCGGGCTAGTGGGATGAATCCAGCAGATATAACTGGAAAGAATCTATCTAATGTTATTGGCAAAGAGACTGCTTCTAAGATAACGGGGGATGATAGGATTAGTGGAACTTTGTTTGAAAAAGACCTCAAAGTCGGTGGCGAAGCATTAAAACAAACCTATGACGTTAGTCTACCAAGGGTAGCAGATAAGTATATTAAGACGTTAGATAAGGATGCGAAGGTCGAGGAGATAAATTTAGGCGCAGAGATTCAAGAAACAAAGATTGAGGGAGGACCAGAAAAAGGAAAAAGAGTTTGGAGAGTAATAGACACAGATGGTATTGCAACTATTTATAGTACAAAAGAAAAAGCTATTCAAAATGCTCCTAAACTAAACCAAAAAGGCTTTCGTATTACACCAGCTATGAAGAATAAAGTTTTAAAAGAAGGACAACCGTTAAGCAGTTTAGACGAAGATAGAAGTTTAAGAAGCGTTTAATTTCAACAAGGAGGAAAAAAGGTGAAAAAACTAATCGTAGCTATGTTGATGGTCTTAATGATAGGGACATCTGCGTATGCACAGAGTAAGAGAGGGGCGTTAAGTAATACATTTGCTCAATGGTATAATGTTACTACAGCACAGACTACTATAACATTACCAGAAGAGTTTGAATCTAGAGATGTCACGGTACATAATGGTTCAACAACTGCTATTTGTTTAAGTATAAAAGGCGAGTCTATTGGTGGTTCGTGTACTTCTACGGATTCCACAAAGCCGTCACAGTTCTTTTTAGACGCAAATACGGCTATAAGTTTATCCGATTTTAAGACAAACTCGATAGCTTTTAAGACACAAACGGGAACAGCGAGTCCTGTAAATGTTGTTATTACATATTAAGGAGGCAAGATGAAAAAGTATATTCTTTTAATAGCGTTTCTTTTTATGTGCGGAAACGTGTGGGCTGGTGGATTCGCTCCTGGTCAGACAAGTACATTTAAAACAGACCTCACACTTGAGAATAGTGAAACGATTTCAAATAGTACGGATGGTTCGGTTGCTATCACCACTAATTCTGGTGCATTAAAGGTGGGGATAGGTGTCGCTAGTCCAGCCACGTTTATTCATACTGATATAGGAACAGGGTGGGGACAATTAGCATTAGATGGTTCTAGCGGTGGTTGTATAATGATAAGAGATACAGATGATGCTGGATGGACAGAATGTTCCGCATTAAATGGAACTTTATCTTGTTCTAACGATGCAGATGGATTATGTGACGGCTCATAATGTTTGAAAGCAGAATGTCAAGTGGCTTGGAAAGACCCAAGCCTACGGTGGTATTAGACAATAGGTTTCCTTTTGCTCAAGCTATGGAAGTCGGAGAGAAAGGACAGTTAGATGCTATGGTAGAAGTTATAGGCGTTTCTTTAACGCCTGATGAGAACGCAGACGATATAATGATTTATGCGTTAGAGATTAAAAGTGCTGATATCTTAGTAATAAACAAGAAAAGAACGGTATGACAAAATCTATTAAAAGAGAAATCCAGACAGTACAGTTCCATATGCCAGCGGACTTCTCTATTTCTCAGAAAGTTGCGCCTACCGTTGGAGACGTTAAACCTGGACAGAAGATAAGAGCTATAATTGGATATACTGTAGTTGAAAGAACGAGAAGCTTTACGGTTTTAAAGATAAATAGTTTTTTACCTTTTCCTACTAAAAGAAAACTTTAGGAGCAATTATGTATAATTTCGGAGAGATAGTATCAACCATCGGTAAGTTAGTTCAACGTTCGGAGGATACGGCTTACGCTAATAATATAAAAGTATGGGTTAATCTTTCCTTGCAGACTTTATATAATAGTTACGACCACTTCATAGAGCTACAAAACGTTCATAATTTCACAACAGTAGACGGAACTAAAAGATATTATATGCCTAGCGACTTCGAGAAGCCGATAAGATTTTACGATATTACAAATGATAAACCTATTGCAATTAAGACATATCAAGAGTATTTTGACGCTAATATAGCCAACATCGCAGATGCTACTGAAGATGACGCTGGTAGCGCTTACTTTACAGAGGTTGTCGGCGTCAAGGTGCAGATATCAACGAGTGGTGATACGATAGTAGTGGATAGTTCGAGTACAGCCGATACAACGCAAACAGTGAGGATTGAAGGGTATTTAGATTCAGCATTAACTATAATAGGGTTTGAAGAACTAACTTTAAATGGGACGACAGATGTTTCGGGGACGACTACCTTTTATAAAATACTAAACGTGAGTAAATCAGCAGATACTACAGGTTATGTTACATTACGAAACTCATCTTTAACAGCATTGACTACGTTATCTGATATTGAGAGAGTATCGAGACATAAAGCATTTGATATGGGTTTAATTCCTGGAAGTGCTGATAGTATGCGAGTTATTTATAAGAAGAAGTTCAGGAGATTAGTAGATGACGAAGATTATCCATTTATAGACGCAGACGATTATTTAATTTTTGATACAGCGGCGACAGCCATGGTACAAGAAAAAGAAGATATTAACAGAGCTTCTTTAATGATACAAAAAGCACAAGCGGCGTTAAGCCAGTTAATGTTAAATCAGACAACCAAGTTAGGACCGACGTTCCAGCATAAAATGACATCATCATTAATACAAGGTCATAGGGCATGAAGAAATTTGTAACCTCAATATTTATAGTTCTTTTAGTAGCATCCTCGTTGTTTGCACAGCAGGGTCTTGAACAGATAAGAATACGTGATTTCTCAAAAGGAATGAACAGTTTTGATTTGGCTGATTTATTACCAGAGAATCAAGCGGCTTCGGCTGTTAACGTTGTAGTAAATAGATTAGGAAAGATTTCAAAGCGTAAAGGACAAGCGTTATTTAATGTAGACGTAGGAAGCACACCATTTCGAGGGTTAGGTAGATTCGACCCAGATAAGACAACTTCGTATATAATGGCGGCGTCAGGGATAAGAGTGATAGCTTCTTTATCTAACGATACTACTTGGCGTTCTGCTAATGACGCATCTCCTTTAACTATAAATAAAGATACAGAGTTTGTTCAAGCGAATGACAATATATTCGTATTAAATGGTTCGGATAATACAGGGTGGTGGAATGGCAGTAAGTTTTTTCAATCTTCAATATATCCTAGTTCACCACCAACAGCAACTACAGGGGCGTGGTTAAGGAATTATCTATTCTTAGGTGGGGCTACGACAGAGACCGATTGGATATATTTCTCTAATAACTTGAATCCGACAAAGTTTACTTCTACTGATATTATTAAAATTAATACAGGAGATGGGCAAGCTATTATAAGGTTAATGCCTTATCGCTTAAATGAGTTAATTGTATATAAAGAACGGAGTATATTTGTATTAGATATAGAAGGGGCTGTGTTAAGTGGGTGGACTGTACAGCCTATCAGCACGGTTATAGGGACACCAGCACCGCGTTCTGTGGTGAGTTTAGGTAACGACCAATGGTTCATGTCGAGTGAGCCCGTAGCGATTAGAAGTTTAATACGTTCAGAGTTTGATAAGATATTAGTAGACATGGTATCAAAGCCTATTCAGGATATCTTTGAAGGAACGAATGAGAACGGGTTTAATTTAAATAAAACACAGATGTCAAAAGCTTGTGCTGTGTTGTTTGATAATAAGTATATAATCGCAATCCCAACAGGAACGTCTACAGTTAATAATACAGTTTTAGTATTCGATTTCCTTACAGAAGCTTGGTATATAATTAAAGGTTGGTTCCCTTCAGCGTGGATAGAGTTTAATAATAAACTTTATTATACAGATGCTAATGATGGAAGGGTGCTACAAGTCTTTACGGGTACGACAGGAGACTTTCAAGAAGGACCTCAAACTACTACATCAGGACAAGACCCTCAGCAAGGAATAGAGTTCGCTTGGATATCAAGGTCAATAGATTTCGAGAAGCCGGAGATATTTAAGGTTATAGACGATATTGAAGTAGAGTTTGACCCGACAGGAGACTATAACGCTACTGTATATATAAACTTAGATAATACTGGATGGAAAACGGCTGGAACAGTTAGTCTTGCGGGACAATCGGTAACATTACCTGTTACACTCCCAACGCAGTTATCTAATAGCGGAGTAGCGAGAAAGACCTTTCAGTTACAGAACTATGGAGAGTTTAAAAAGATGAAAATGATGGTAACGAATACAGCTTCATCACAGAGTGTTATATTACAAAGAGCTACAATATTTAGTGACCCCAAACGCTGGAGACGTGAGTAATGTTTAAAAAACTAAACATATTTCTATTCTTTATATTATTAGTTACACCAGTATATGCTGACGTTGTAGATATGCCACAATACGGAGCAGGAGATACGCTAACAGCGTCTAATTTAAATCAAAGATGGAATCTTAATACAAACCAGATAAATGGTGGTCTTAACAATACAAACGCAGATACTACGAATGGTTTTAGATTTCACGAGATATTAGGTTCTTTACCAGCGGCAGGGAATGAAGGAAGAACTGTATTCTTAACGTCAGATGATACGTTATATTTTGATGATGGCAGTAGTTTCAGGGCGGTAGCTATGCTCGCCAATACTCAAACGTTCTCTGGCAATAATACGTTTACAGGTACGGCAGATTTTCAAGGTAACGTCACGTTAGGGAGTGCTACTGGAGACGATATCAAAATCTTAGGCTCTATCTCTGCTAGTATTCCATTAAAAACAGAGTTGTTGGATATAGGTACGACTGCTCTCGGACTTAACGATTTACATTTCGGTTCTGGAGGTATTATTAACTGGGATGGTAGTGATATAACATTAACGCATACTGCGAATACGTTAACCTTTTCGGATACGACTAATACGATAAACTTTAGTAGCGTTGATATGGATAGCGTAGATATAGACTCAGGGACTATCGGTGCAGTAACAATAGATGGTGCTCCAACAATGTCAATAGGTTCTGATGCTGACGGAGATGTTTATTATCGTTCTTCTAATGTTCTTACTAGGTTAGCTAAGGGGGCAGGTGGGCAAGTATTAAGAATGAATAATGCAGCTACGGCTCCTGAATGGGGTGGTGCTGGTTCTTATTGGGAAGAAGATACCCATGTCTTGTTATCGTATTCAGACCGAACCTTAGATAGGTCTCGTACACAAAAGGCTGCTACACCTACAAATTTGGGAAGCACAGATTTAGTTTTAGGGAAAGTAAGTGCAGAATGTTATGACTACGACGGGTCAGAGGAGAAGGTTGTAATAGCTGATGACGCCGACTTTGATAGTATAACGTCAGAGCTTACTGTTGAGGCGTGGGTTAATAAAGCAACTACAGGAACACAAGCTATTATATCTGATATAACTAATAATGTTATAAGGGTTGCTATGACAGATACCGTTATAACTGGACAAATTAAAACTGCTTCAGGCGATGAGACTTTTAGTGAAGCACATGGTTTATCTAGCAACGGGACAGGACAATGGGCTTACATTGTTGTGGTTTGGGATAGTTCTGCTGCTTCAACTGTTTATGTTAATGGTGTAGATGTTGGGGATGGAGATGATGCAGGTAATGGTAATGTGAGTGCGATATCTGGATTTAATATTGGGACAAACCAGAACTCTAGTGCAGATTGGTGGAATGGCGATATAGACGGAATAAGAATATTATATAAAAGAATGACACCAGCGGAGATTCTTTTTAGAACATCGCTAGGACATAGACAATAGTTTAAATAAAGGAGATTCAAATGGGATTATTTTCAAGAATTGCAGCGGGCGTATTAAGCCTGGGCTTATCTGAAATTGATAGACCTAAAGACAGTAAAGGAGACCCTATTGCTCCGATATCTTTACCTGATAGAGAGCCTTTTGTCGGGCCAAATGTTCCTGATTTTGCAACTGGCCAGGAGTTATTTGATTTTGGAGTAGGCAGAGGACAAGAGATTGCTCCGTTAGGATTAACTTCAAGAGAAACGGGGCTTGGTTTTCTTCAAGACCCTGCTACAGCTAGTCAATTCTTTGAAGGATTCCAACCTAGCAATTTTGAGCAAGGAGTTGCAGACTCTACGTTTGGTAATATGTTAAGAAGAGCGGAAAGAAGTGCTGGACATCGAGCTTCTTTAGGTGGGATAGAGTCGGCATTTCCTGAGTTATTCGCTGAAGCGATAGGGCCGACGATAGGAAACATAGGGCAGTTTCTTTCTAATCAGAATCAAAGACGTGGAGAGTTGACATTACAAGGGTTATTAGGAATTGACCCGATATCACAGATTATAAATCCATTAGCTGGAATCGAACAACGTCAAGACTTTTTACAAAAAGGCACACAATTTGATGCAGATTTAGAGCAAGCGTTAAAAGATTTCCAAACCGCTCAATTATCAGCTCAGGATAGATTAATAGAAGAGCAATCTAGAGTAGGGTTGCTTTCTCAAGAACGTGCATTGGATTTACAAGAGGATGAAAGACGAAGAGCAGCCGAAGGTCAGGCTATTAGTTCGTTTGGTTCGTTATTGGGTGGAGGTGCAGGATTCTTTCTCGGTGGCGGGCTAGGAGGTGCTTCAATAGGAGCCGGATTGGGTGGTAATCTTGGCGCATTATTGGGTGGAACTAACTCCCCTATTTCTTTAGGTGATTCGCTTCAATTAGGTCAAGCGTTACAACCTAGTTTATTTCCGGGTAGTCAACAGAATCAACAAAATGAATTATTAAGACAATTATTAGGTATAAATCAAGGGGTTGGGGGTGGCGCAACGACTGCTCAACCTATTGGGGGAACAAGTAGTTCAAGTCTAAGCAAGGTGTTCGCCGATTTAAGAAATTAATAGGAGACAAACTATGGCACGTGAAGGTGTAAAAATAGATTTTGGCAATTTCGCTCAGAATATATTAAAGCAGAGACACGCTTTTGAGTTAGCAACGTTTGAGGCGACGTTAGCGAAACAGAAAGCAAAAGACGAATTAGAATCATTTAGAGCAGAGGCAGAGGAACGGGGATTTATCGCTTCTGGGCGGCAACAATCTGGACAAGTTCAATCGCAGTTAGGACAACAAAGGGCGTTACAACCAACATCAAGACAGGGGGGGTTAAATCCGCTCAATCCTTTGGCTGGGCAAGGACTAGTTCAATCTTTAGTGGGTGGTGGTTTTGGAGATATACAAGGTAATCGTGTTTCACAACAAGGATTTGGAGCGAGGAATGATGGAACACAAAAAGGACCAGGATTCTTTGGAACATTACAAAGACCAGATGGAAGAGTATCTACAGAGCTTTCTATTGGAGTAGATATTGATGGCAAAGAAGTACAGATACCTTCATTAGTTCCTACATTAACAGAACAAGAGAAGAACCATCTTTTAGGCGGTGGACAACCTACTAAAGAGATAGTTGATAAAGCTGTAGTTCATGCTAAGCAAAGAGTATCACAGGGACAAAGTCCATTTGCTCAGCAAGGGGAGCAACAATCACGACGAGTACAGCCAGGACAACAAGAAGAGCCCCCGTTTATTGAGTTTCGTGGTAGATTATTTGCGAATCCCAGATTTGATAAAGATAAAGAAAAGACACCAGAACAGAAAGTTCAAGCTATTAGAGAGAAAGGATTTGAAACTCAACAAACAAAACGAGCGGAAAGGTCTATTAAAATAGAATCAGGTGCAAGAGCGGCGATATCTAATTTAGAGTTAGTATCCGGTGTTGGTAGAGACTTTATGCAAGTTTATGTTGACGCCGTTAAAGAAGGTGGCGCAGGTGGATTTGCTCAACAAAAGATTGGACAGTTTGCTACTAAAGTAGGAGATATTCCTAAAGGTATTCCAGCATTAGGCGGGACATCGGAAACAATAAAGTTCGGTAGTAAGTTTAAACGAACAGGAACATTAGAAGGGAAAAGAAGCGAGTTCTTACTTAAAATGATGCCTATGTTATCTCAACAAACAGAAAAAGGGGAAGGTTCTGTTAGAATGGTAGCTTCTATTTTACAAGCGTTAGGCAAGACTATTCCAGATTCTAATACAGCACCGGAAGCGGCAGGAGAGCAGGTAGCGGAAACAATGAGAACGTTCTTCCGATTCGCAAGAGCGGCAGAGAATAATAGATTATCTTTTGATAAAGAGTTTAGCAAGATGGACGTAGACGATTTAGTTTTTACAAGAGAAATAAAAAATAGAAAAGGAAAAGTTATTTCCACGGAAGATGTGCCTTCTCCTGAATTATCGAGATGGATTTCTAAGGTATCTCAAGTTATCGATAGAGTTCAGCTTAGTCCTGAAGAGCAGGCACAAATAGATGCAATAATAGGTGAAGTTAACGGCCCTCTTACTGCTCACTTGAATCAAATATCAGAACCAACGAGAGAGAAGCAACGAATACCCGGAGAAACAATTAGATTCCAAGATATACCTTTTAAACATCCGAAGAAGATTGGAAGATTTACGGTGGAGGTCGAATAATGGCTACGTTTAGAATAACAGACCCGAATACTGGGAAGACTGTAAAATTAACTGGGGATAGTCTACCAACAGAGCAAGAGTTAAATGATATCTTTTCTCAGATAGGCGAACAACCATCTCAGCAATCACCTCAACAGCCCACCGACCGTTTTCTTCCCGGAATAGAAAAAGTAAAACAATTACAGCAAGGAAGGGTAGATTC